ACTACAGGAGACATTCCCATCTCACAGCGCCAGTCAGCGGGAAGCCATTTTGGGTTACCGTGGCGGCTACTATTTGTGCCCGACCTGTTGGGAGAATACTTTCCCAGAGGATGAAGGGGAGGAGGATGATGCGGGATAGCGTTCAGATATTCGTCTTCTGCTCTGAGTGCGGCATTGCCAACACGGTTTTTGCAGGGCGTGAGCAGTTGGGGAAGTATTTGCTAGATCAGCAGACCGTGCAGGTACTGTTCTACCACATGAAAATGGAAGAACGGCAAGTTATTGAGGGGTTTCGTAACGGAACCTACTTGTGCGAGGACTGCTGGAACAACTTCACAAAGGAGGAAGAGTGACAGGGATAACACCGACCGGTGTGGAAAGTACACTCACACGCAAGCAACTGCTGGCGTACCGGGATTCAGAGGAGGCACGGTTACGTGCCGAATGGGCATCGGTAGCAGCAGAGGAGGAAGAGAGTGCAAATGATACGTCTACGTAATGGGGCCATGCCCCTCGTATGGCACGTCAGCCACGGTGTTGACGACGGCCTGATGCCTTATGTGGGGAGAGTAATCGCCCACCTGCGTCACAATGAGCGTCACCCCTATGTCGTCTGGAGCATGGCTTCCGATGATGGGGCGATGTTTGACTGTGAAGGTGGCGACTACTGTGCTACAATCAGTGAAGCCGAAACAATCTTTGCCCGAAGGGCACAGACCGTCCCCCGCAGGGGCGGAGCAACCAACCAAGGAGATAACCAGAATGGCTAGAATACTAGAAGCACTACCGGCGCAGGTCCGTATGGGCCGTGCGGAGCAGTACCCGTGGGCCGAATGGTTCGATGGGCTGCCGCGTCTGTTGGAGCAGGGTATCGACTATGACGCTGCGAGTTCCAGCATGAAGTCTTGCGCTTACGCTGCCGCACGGCGGCACGGCGTGAAGATTGCAACACGCACAGTCGGAGAAGATTTGGCTCTACAGTCTCTGTAGTCCGGATCTGACACAGGTCGTGGGGGGTCGGGAGTTCCCTCCTTTCATCCCGGCCCCCCACACTCTGAGAGGAGATACATGGCAAGCAATGAAGAGTTACAATCTGAGATAGATGAACTGAGAATCGCCGTCCAAGGAATGTTCTCAATGCTCAAACATCTCACGGTCGAAATCGGTGATTTCTCCCATACTTTATCTGAAGTAGGGACACAGTTTATGACAAGAATGGGTTTCATTTGGGAGTCTTTAGGGGGCAAAGTTCCTGAAGAAAACACCCCGGATTCCGACATAGATTCCGGGGCGGACGTTATCCCAATCAGGCCACGCCACGCCGAGGATTCGGACGGCGCCTGACCCCGGCTGTAGCAGCCCATGGCATGGCATGGAGAGTTTAGGCTAGTACATGCCATGCCATGCCATGGGGGATCCCCCACCACCACCCGCCAACCTGATAGGATGAAATCATGCAACCAACCGATGACCGAATCGTTCTCCGTCAATCGTGGCTGGGGGAACTAGCCATGTGCCCCGAAAGGGCACGCCAGTCAATGCTGGGGATTGCGCAAGACAACCAGTCCACCTCCACCATGCTGGGAACCGCAGTCCACTACGGGATTGAACAATGCCTGACCGAAGTGATGGAAACCGGGAAGCCCCTGACCCGGGCCAAAACCATTTCGACAGCGACCAAATACTGGGACGAGCACCGTGACGAAATCGTCCGCTGGAACCACAAGGATGGCGAGCCGCAAGAAATCATCAAGGCCAACGCCGGAGTGTGGTGGGACGAGGTGCGGGAGAACGTACGTCCCGTGGCGGTAGAGTGGTCATTCGAGTTGCCGCTAGTCGTAGATCACAAGCCAGAGATATGGCTGAAGGGAACAATCGACTGTGTTCAAGAGTTCCCCATGCCGATCATCGACTGGAAAAACCCGGGACGCAAACCATACAGTGAATGGGAGAAGAAGCGTTGGTCGGTGCAGGCCGCAGCCTACACTTGGGCCGTCGCATCACAGGCCGACAACGGGCTGAGCGAATCCGTAGGATTCCAGTTCGTGCACCTCGTCAAAGGAACGGTGCATTCAACCCTCGTAGATTTCGGACCGGCGGAGTGGGCAAGTTTGGTTGCACTAGCCCGCTCTGCTGGTACACTCATAGCCGCTGACCTGCCAGTGTGGCCGTTGAATATGACGGGCTGGCATTGCTCCCCCAAATGGTGTGGGGCATGGGCCACTTGCAGAGGCAGGTTTGCGGGACCAGATCCATGGAACCAACTATAGAAAGGTAGACCCATGGTTGCAGCAGCAACAGCAAAGAAAACAGAAAACAGTATTACCGTATTTCGGAGGCAGGTCATTCAGACAGGGAGTTACGAACCTGCGGAAGCATCCTGTGCGGTGACAGTAGCCATCGACGCCGACACGTCAGAAGAGGAAGTCGCAGACCTGATTGCCCGATGGGGATCGGTACTGGAACTATCCAACTATGAAGCGTTGGGTGTCGGCTACGAAATAGCAGAGGATGGCACCGTGGAGATGCTTGCAAAAAGCGTTCCCGGGGTTAGTGCGAGTGGACCCCCAGCCGTGGCGGCAGCCCCGGTTGCAGCGGCGGCTCCTGCCGGTGGTGGTGGCGGAAGCCTTGAGGATGTCTGGCGCAACCTGATGGACAACCAGTCCGACTGGTGGGATCCGAACTGGTCCAAGAAGATGGACCCGAACAGCAACTTCAACAAGAAGGGACCGGATTACAAGCGCCGGTCTGATGGCAAGGGACTGTGGTTGACGAAGCAGGACGGGACCGTACTGGTACCCGGCTGGTTTGTTTGCCCGTTCACCAGCAAGACTGCCTCCGATCTGGCCTCTATCGGGGCACAGATAAGGATCTGACCGTGGCGGCCATCATCCCCACGGATGAGGTCGCTACCCGCCTCGCTGCCGCCCAACAGGGCGACAGTGGGGTGGGGGGTCACTCTCCGCAACCAAACCGGTGGTCCCTTACCACCACAGTCGTAGACGAACTCATTGGATTCATCCGCAACCCAGCGGAACGGTGGTATCTGGGGTTCCCTGAAATAGACCTCGCCACCCGTGGCATCGGCAAGGGTGAAGTGCTGATGGTGGTGGGACGGTCGCACACCGGCAAGTCCCACATGCTGTTGAACAGCATGGTCACCAATCTTGTCAACGACCCCGAAGCGCACGTCGTCATCTTCTCAATGGATGAACCCCGTGAACTTGTGGCAATGAAAATCTTCTGCCTGCTGCAAGGGCGTTCCTCCACTGATGTAGAGGAATCTATTAAAGCGGGGGATGAAGCCACGCTGAAAGCGATGCGTGACTCAGCCAAGAATGAGATGTCGCGTGTAGCCATCGTGGATGAGTCCCTCACGTTGGACATGATGACGGAAACAATGGACGAGGTGCGTGAATGGTGGGGATGCAACCCGTCGTTCTGCATGATCGACTATCTGGAACTGCTGCCCGGTGGGGAGTCTGACGCCACGGGAGTGACCTCCAAGGCGCAGGCCGTTAAGCGTTGGGCAAAGACCCAGCGTGTCCCCATCGGGCTGGTGCATCAGGCCGGGCGCGGTGCGGCACAACCCGGGTACTCTGCCGGTATCTATGCTGGCCGGTACGGTGGTGAGCAGGAAGCGATCTTTGTCATAGAGGTGTACCGGAAGAAGGACCGGCAAACCTTGTCTGACTGGGAGAAGAAGTACCACGAGAACAGCATCAACCTGAACGTGTGCAAGAACAAGCGGACGGCACGGATGGTGGATCAGACATACTATTTGGATCCGTCGTGTGGGCACATACATCCGTACTGGGAGGAGTTGATGCCCGGTGCGGAACCCCGATGACAACCCAACGTGTTGGAAGTACGACAAGCGGGGCATCCCCCACCTCAAGCACCACAGGTGGAAGAGGGTTGACACCCCTGACCGGTGGGACTGGGAGCGGTGCCCCGGCTGCGGACGAATGCGCAGGGTGGATGATGGATGAGGTATCCCAACGCTTCGCCATACTGTTTCGGGGTGGCAAGGTTGCGATAGATGACCCGGACGAGGGTGGCTTCCGACCGTGGCAGTCCCCATCCGGCGGGTTCATACCTGCCGACGACAAGGACTTCATCGTAACGTGCGACGACCACCTGTACCGGGGGCCATCCATCGGCGTGTACCCACTGTTCCTGTCAGACAACGACTTCTGGGTGTACTGGGGGTGCGTGGACTGGGACACCGGCTTCGATGAGTCTCATGTTCACGCCCGCAACACGCAGGAAGTGCTGCGTCAACTGGGTGTAGCAGCGTGGGTGGAACGCTCACGTTCCAAAGGCTTTCATCTGTGGGTGTTCTTTGAGGGGGCGCAGCCTGCTGTCGATGTGCGGCACGGGTTGATAGCGGCGTGTGATCTGGTTGATGCACCCACCACCGAAGTAAATCCTAAACAAGTTGAACTTTCACAGCGTGGATGGGGGAATGGCGTTCGGCTCCCGTACCCGCACCTGAGGAACCCCGGTGGGTACAACGAGGTGCTTGCTGCGGACGGTGAATCCATGCCTCTTGCAGAGTTCACGACACAGGCACACGCAACCCGGCCCACCACACAGGCATGGGAGGCTGTCAGCGCCCTCTGGAAGCCCCCTGAGCGTCCCCGCAGGGTCATTGGGGGACCAACCCCCACCACAGACTCTCTGGAGGGCTTAGCGGCCTTCATACGGCGGCTCGGGCCTGAACCCTCACCGCACAAACCAACAGGGGACCGATCCGTAGCCCTGTGGAAACTAGCGTGCGCAATGACACGCCAAGGATACACCCGAACAACTATGCTACGGGAACTATCAAACGCCGACATCGAATGGGGCCGCAAGTTTGCCAACAGAGAAGACGGCGAAGAACAACTCGGACAACTCCTAGACAGCGCATACAAGGACGTGCACCAGTGACCGACTCATACACCGTTATCATAGAACGGCGACCGAAAGTTAAAGCCCGCCCACGCCACACCAAAAGCGGCAAAGTGTTTACCCCAGCCAGCACCCTCAAAGAAGAGGACCACGTTGCGCAGGCATGGAAAGAACAAGTGGGTGAAAAAATCTCTGGCCCAATCGAAGTAACAGTCATCTACTCACCCGACGCCACCATCCTGCACGTCACCTCATCACCACACAACGCGAAGACTCTACGGGGAGACTTAGACAACTACGTGAAACTCACGTTGGACGCATTGAACGAAGTGGCATGGGATGACGACAGGCAAGTGGTGCGTCTTAACGCATCCAAGGTAGACCGCCCCACCCAGTGATCCACCACACCGTAACGCCCCGCATGAAACAGGACGCTGAACGGATGGCTGACGAAATGGGTCAGTTAAACAACTCCATTCGTGAAGGCGACGGCAACATCTACGGGTTCATAGGTGAACTGGTGTTCGCTGAGATTACTGGAGCGAACCAGAACAACACGTACGACTGGGATGTGGAAATGCCAGACGGCCACACAGTGGACGTGAAAAGCAAATGCGTCACCTCCCCACCGAAACCACACTACGAATGCTCCGTGGCATCCATCGGCACCCAACAGAACTGCGACCACTATGCGTTCGTGCGAGTCCTCAAAGACTGCACCGAAGCATGGTATCTGGGAGCCATACCCAAGAAAGACTTCCTGAACCAAGCCACATTCATGGAAGCAGGAGTGTGGAAAGACCCATCCAATGGATGGTCACCGACCATCGACTGTTACAACCTGCCAATCAGCGACCTGCACCTAGACGAAAGCAACCCGGAAAACCTCCCGCCACTATCCCAGCAG